TTGATATCCTTGTCCTTGATACCATTCGGCCAAATACACACTGTCTTTCCCTGCTTGATCAGGTTCTCATTGAACTTCACAATCTGGGGATTGCGTGGTTCGTTGTCAAGAACATAAACCATATCAGTGTTTGCAAAACGAGCAGGTTCGTTCTGAACTGATGCTGCACCCACCATCGCTACCGTGTTGTCGATGAAGAGACTGTCCAGCGGACCCTCGACGACATACACACGCTTCTTTGGATTGGCACGCCACATACCATACCAGAGTCGTTCGATAGACTTGTCCGACTTCACGGTAATGTATCGTAGTGTAGTGCGGGCGTTGTACTCATCCTTCATCGACAATGATCGACCCTGAACTGCAACTACATTATCCTTCTTGTCAAAGAATGGAATAACAAGTCGTGGTTCTTGATGTGTCAATTCTCTCAGAGGTAATTCTGGATCAACCTGCCGCATATACTTCTGGAAGTTGTCACTATAATATAACATACCCCAGAACTTCTTTGGAATACGGCGCATCTCCACGAACTGTCGGCAGATGTGATCTTCAGGAAGATCCTTGACGCACTTCAGTGGTTTGAGCAGATCATCTTTCGGTTTGAACTTTGGAGGGGACATCTTGAACATGTCTTCTACTTTCGGTTTTTTATAATTAGATTTTCCATTATGACCATCTTTCCATCTTTCCATCTGATATTCTTTAACGAGAGCGGGAGAGACATTTTCTAAGAATCTATACAGAGAATGACCAGCACCGCAATTATGACACTTATAAAAATAATCACTACCTTTTTGGTAAAAAAATCCACGGGCTTTGTTTTTATTCTTTTGCGAATCTCCGCAAATTGGACACCTACAATTTGCTAAAGTATCTGATTTCCATTTAAATTTATCCAAATGAATAGAAGCCATGTTAATGAATTTTTTATCTATATAAACCGTCATCAGAATTTCCAATCATCAACACTTGCCACTTTTGCAAACTTTTCTTGCATTTCAGTCTTCATGTCTTGTCCAGCGTCAACTAAAGTTTGCTGTGAAGAATCAACATCACTAAATTTCATCTTCGATCGATTGAGTCCAAGAATAAACTTCTTGTTAACCGCAGCATCATTATACCTGTTCTTTAATTGTTTTACAAGTATTTGACTCAATTCTTCTAGTTCTTCGGTTGAAATTAATGCAAACATGAAGTCTGCTGTTTGCGGAAGTCCGAAAGACTCACTTGTATCTTCAAGCCCCATATCACTGTTAGAGAAACCTCCACGATTAACTTGAGTTGCTGTGAATAGAGGAACATTATTTTCGACCGCTAACCCTCTCAGTTCTTCTGCAATTGATTTTACTAGAAAATAAGAACCAATATTTCCACCTTTCAACCTAGCAGATGCACAAATATTTAGGTAATCAACAAATATAACATCAGGAACAAAACTCTTTTTCAATTTAAGTTCTTCTAAGAGAGAACGAAAGTGGTTTGCAGTTGCTGTTGCTGTAGGGTATTCTTTAATAATAAGTTTACCTTTTACAGTTTCTTTAAGATTCTCAATCTTTTTGTCATATCTTTCTTTGCCCAACAATTTAAGATCGCCGATTTCTGTGTCGAGAAGATTTGCATCAATTCGTTCTGCAATTCTTTCTTCTGCCATCTCACATGTTATGTAAAGAACATTATTGTTTTGTGATAAACAATGAGCGGCATGGTGACATAGCCACATAGACTTACCGACACCCGTTCCAGCCATAACTACATTAAGAGTTTTGGTGGGAGTTCCACCACTAGTAATGTCATTGAAGAATTCTAAGTCAAACGGAATTTTCTTTTCTGTTTTGTTATAAAATTCAAATCGACTTTCAGAATCTTCAATGTAATCATGCCCGATATGCGTGTCAAAAGATACAGATAGAGCATCTGAAAGAATAGTCGGAATAGATCCTTCTGTTTTTTCTTTCGACTTTCCATCTATAATTTGAATCGATTCCATGATTGCATTATAAACTGCTTTATCTTTACAAAACTCTTCAGTTTCATCTCTCAACCATTCTTGATTGAGAGACTCGTCATTATGAAAAGAGTCAAGATATTCAAGACTTGTCTGAAATTCACTTTCATTTAAGTCTTTTCTTTTATTCAATTGAATATTGATTGCATCCTTTGTTGGGGATGCAGAATATTTTTCATAGAAAGAATTTATCTCCGAGAAAATTAATCTGTCAATTTTACCATGAAAATATTCCTCCTTAAGAAACGGAATAATTTTTTTCGCAAAATCAAAATTATGAATTAAGTTTTCTAGAATTATTTTTTCTGTGAACACACAATCACTCACTGGAAGTTTCCTCTTCAATCTCATCAGATCCATACATGAATTCTTTAGATGCTACATTTTCAATCTGTTTCATCATATCGTCAGTGAAGAATTTTTCAGGATCTCTGTAAACAGCCTTTTCAAAAGCCTTTGTTCCATCGGGAAATTCGTATCGTGTCGAAACCTTCTTAACTATACCATACTTCTCTGCTAAAGTCAAGAGTCCATAATACGGATGAAGTCCAGTATCATAATTAAGCATCACATCAACCATCGCATTTTCTTTTGTAAGCCTAGACTTATAATTCTTGCAATGGATAATGTTACCGATGACATCGGTTCCCTCTTTAACTTTCTTCTTGGAGAGAAATATAATAGTTGAAGCGGCATATTTAAGTCCTGCACCGCCACTCATCTGTTTCGTCGGAAACATAGATCCAACCTGATCATAGGTATGATTTGTCATAATCATTGGAATACCCGCATCTCCCAACTTCAAAGTAAGAACACGAAATGTTGCCTTGATAACCTGAGCGCGAGTCATGTCTCTAGTAGTCTTTCCTTCAGCAGTGTCTGTCATTTCCTTCTCAGTGGAAAGCATTCCTAGAGAATCCAATACAATCATCATAGGCTTTTGTTCGCTCTTTGGCATCTCCTTATACTTGTCCACAATTTTAATTGCTTGGTGACGAAAAGATTCCACGGTTGAAACAGGCATAACAGCAACTCGCTTAGGATCGATTCCTCGTCCTTTAATCATGTCGGAAGTTACTGCTTGCTCTGAATCAAAATACAGAACTACACCATCAGGACGATCTCGTAGGAATTTAGCAACAATCCCTAGAGTAAAATATGTTTTTCCTGTTGCAGACTCTCCTGCGATAGCGATAATCTTATTATCAGGAATACCACCATAAAGAGATCCACTCAAGATTGCATTAAAAATATAACATCCAGTATCCACAAACCCGCTAATGTCAGCACCCGCTAGTCCATTATCAACAACACTTGCGTACTTATTTCCACTCTCTTTAATCAAATCATTAAGCATTAATTTCTCCGTAAGTCTTTCCGATCTTTCTTTTTAATTTTTCCGAAATTTTCTTTCGGTGCAAAAGATCATTATATGTTTCTAAATCTGTTTTGCTGTCTTTAATTCTAGCAGAAACATTTCTCTCTGTCAACAAACATTCTTTATTTAAAAGATAGTAAAGAAGTTGGGTTTCCTCTAAACTAAAATTAAATTTCATATTTTCTTCATTCATGGTATTATCCGAAAAAACTTTCTAATGTTGATTTCTTTTCATATTCCCATCCAACCGCTTTCAGTATGGTGGACAGAGGATCAAGAAAACTAGTTTGCAATTGTTTATCATAATCAATGTAAGATTCCAATTTCAACTCTTTTGGTATTCCGTTCGGGAAAGATAGAACATGATCTTTCCCGTAAGATCCCGCAAGTGGATTCGGTGTTTTAAGATATATGAATTTAATTTTATCACCATCGACAATTGCTTTATACTTTCTTCCAAGTTTCATCTTCTTGATATAGTGATTATATATCAAAGCACCTTTGACTGCAATGGGCGTTCCCTTTGCATATATTTGAGTGCTGTCGTTATACTTCTTAACATTCGAAACACCACGAGGAAAAGCAATGTCTTCCGGCTCAAGCGATTCAAATTTAGTCTTGAATTTTTTAACAGCAACCTGAATTTCTTTCTCGTTTCCGTTCATCACAATCTTAATCATTTCTTTTAGACTGTCCCGAACAACTTGGGGTGTCGATGATCTGGAAGTTTCAATTCCCATAATTTTTACTTTAGGTTCTGCATATCTCACACCTTCCGAGTCGAACACATTTAACATATATCTTTTCTTTGCGGTCCAAACCCCAGTCGAAGCAATGACTTCTCTTTTCATTATCATTTTGTTCGAGTAAGCATTCATTATCTTTGCTAATTCATCGTATCTTTTTTCGATGTAAGGTTCCAACACCTTCGTAGAAACTTTATCAAGATAATTTACTATGTCGTCTTTAGATTTATCTCCACAGTTCTTCTTGACTAACTTGTCAAGGCAAACATAAACACTGTCCGTATCTGAAGCAATAACATAATCTTCATCTGCGGTTTCCAAAATTTCATTAAGAAAAGAGTTCAGTTTGTTTTCTATCCATCGAATACTTAACTGCCCGGAAAGGGTAATTGCTTCGGCCATTTCCACATCATAATATCGAAACCATTCGTTCCCGATAGCACCATAAGCGGAGTTCAATTGAATTTTACGAACCATCTGAAAGTTATTGAACTTTGCAATCTGGAAATCCAATTCTGAATTATCCGGATCTTTCTCCTTCTGCTTCTGACACTCAATCATCTTCTTCTTATACATCTTTCGTTCAATGTACATCTTCTCCATAAGTTCTGCAAGAAATCCCTGCTTATCTCTCCGATACAGTGTGGAATTTGCAGCGATACAGTATCCCTGACTTTTCTTCTCGTTGATAAAATCCAGAGATGCTTCATCTTCTTTCAGAAGATCATCAAGATCAATAGATCTACGAGAAGAAATACCTTTTATCTTTGTGTCTGGACTGATGTTGTATTGCATGATCAGGTGAGGATACAGACTGTTCAAGTCAAAAGATACAATCCAATCATGCTTTCCCACGATAGGATTTTTGACATATGCTCCAGCATATTGAGTGTCTTTCTCTGAAAAGTTTTTCGGAGGAATGATAATATTCTTCTCGTGAAGATAATGAAAAATAATCTGATCCCATGTTTTAACCTGAGAAAATACATCCATCATATTGACTTTTGCCGAGTAAGTAAGTGCGACTACCAACTCAATCAATTTCATTTTCTTTTCGAGTTTGTGTACAAGTTCTACATCCTTGATGTTATACTCGATAAATTTCTGAAAGTCCTTTTTGTAAAACTCTGTGATGCTATCGAACTCAGCATAAGATAGTTTCTTTTGTCCAAGTTCAACGAAAGCAATGTGATCAAGTCTGTATGATTCCTGATTAGTATAAGTAAAAGTTTGATATAGTTCATAATAATCAAGAACTGATACACCGAGAGGTTCATACACTGTATGATCTCGATTCATTCTATGAACTACTCGTTCCTTAACATGACGCCAAGGAGAAAGCATCTTTGCTTTCGCTGAACCAATAACCGCAATGCTTCGATTGTATAGGTATGGAATATCAAAAAACCTTATGTTCCATCCAGTCACGATATCAGGAGAAGCTTCATCCCAGAAGCGATAAAACTCTTCTAGCAGTTCCCGTTCAGATGAAAGATTAAAAACTACTTCATTATTTTTTTTGCTCGAATATTGACCCAAAGCAAAAACATAGTAGGTTTCATTGATCGCAACCGTAATTGCAATCACTCTTTCATTTGGGTTTTGATAATTTGGGAAGCCCTTTTCTGCTTCAGTTTCAATATCAATATATGCAATGACAAGATCATCAATATCATATTCAACTTCACCAGAAAATTCTTGAGCGATGTAAGAATATGCATAATCAGTATTACCGTGAATTTCTAAACCTGCGGTGTTTCGATGTTCTTTGATAAATTTGTTAGTTTCGTAAATAGAACCAACACGGAATTCTTCCATATATCTTCCATCTAAACTTTTCCATTCAGTTTTCTTTTCTGTTGGGACATATAGAGTGGGGGTAAAAGGAACTTTCCTCTTAACCCTTCTGCCGTTCTCCATACCTCGATACAAGATGCTATCACCTCGCACCATCACATTTGTATAAAAACTTTTCTGCATTAAATCTCGCTTAAATCAAACCGAATGATGAAAAATTGATGTCTTATCTTCTACAAGAAGTTCGGGTTCAGTAAAAACCGTAGTTTCCTGATCCTTTTCACTGATATATGCAGAGAGAAGCACCATGTAATTTATTACATCCACTATTGTATCAGAAAAACTCTCATCTTCAACATGCATTTTTCCAGCATGAATAAACGAAGAAAGTCGGCTCATCTTGTCAGTGATACGAGTCATAAAACCCTGTTCGGTGGTACAGATACCCATTGACTCTACGCGAGTAAAGTTTGCAAATGGCTCATTTCCTTCATGTCCCGCATAGTCTTTATTTTTAACAGACATAAGTTGCTGTGCAGATTTACATATTTCTGAGTGATACCTTAAAAGTTCATCGCGTGTCATATTATACTCCTGTTGAACCAAATCCGCCTTTGCGGTTGGTCTTTTGTGTCTTGGGTGATGCTTGGGTGTAGGTGATAAATTGTACTCTACGAGCGGGTTCGATAATTTCTACCTGTGCAACTCGATCACCATGCTTAATCTGGAACGGGGTGCTGGTCGTGTTCCATATGGGAATGAAAACTTCCTCGCAATAGTCAGAGTCAATCACACCCTCTGCGTTGATGAGAGTCACACCGTTCTTCCATGCAAGACCGGATCGAGGGTGAAGACGAGCAGAGAAACCAATGGGGATGTTCATCACCATACCAGTGGGGATCAACGCACGGCACTTTGGTCCGAGTTCAAATGTACACATGGGCGTGTCGTCTTCGAAGACAACCTGCGGTGTGGTTGTATGTGCTTGGTTATAACAGTCGAACCACTTGATGTCACGAATGGTTGGCGCAACATCTTCGGGGGTGACTGGACCACGCAAGTGAGCGTGGATGTCGTGACAGG